CGCAGCGGGCAACCTGACTGGCGGCTCACGAGATATTCAGTGGGGCTGGAACCCGGTGGGCGGGTCTCGGTTCTTTGATGATGCGTTGACACCAAACTACTTGGCGTTAAACGTGGAAGTTGGTACAGTAACGGTACAGATAGGAGTCTGACATGAACTCGACAGAAGCACTCAAAGCACACATGCGCAAGGGCATGAAGACTGCGCACCCCGATGCCGCAGTTAAGAAAATGCGAGCCGGGGGCAAAACCAACAGCGATATGCTGAAGATGGGGCGCAACTTGGCTAAAGTTGCCAACCAGAAGTCCCCCGGTCGTAAGGGAGCCTGACATGGCAACTTACAACCAACCCAAGGCAGCCAAGGCTGCTGTGTTGCCAAAGGTCAATGCCATGAAACACATGGCGGAAACCAACGTGTCCGTGGCCAACAACCACAGCAACGAGTACCCCGGCGTCAAAACCAGCGGTATCAAGATTCGCGGCACTGGTGCAGCTACCAAGGGCGTGATGGCTCGTGGCCCCATGGCGTGAGGACTGAATGAACTACACCCAGTTGAAGGCGGCGATCATCGCCTACACAGACAACCAAGACGCTGCCTTTGAGGCGGAGGTTCCGGTGTTTGTGAAGCAGGCGGAGCAGCGCATCTTCAACATGGTGCAGTTCCCGTCATTGCGCAAGAACGTGACAGGTTCGACCACGAACAACAACAAGTATCTGGCATGCCCATCCGACTTCCTGTCGGTTTACTCGTTGGCTGTGGTGGATAACGTCACGGGGGCGTATGAGTACCTGCTCAACAAGGATGTCAACTTCATCCGGCAGGCGTACCCTGTTCCTTCCGCCGTGGGCTTTCCCAAGTACTACGCGCTGTTTGGCCCTCAGTCCAACGACATCAATGAGCTGACGTTCATCTTGGGTCCCACACCCAACGGCACGTACACGGCCGAGCTGCACTACTTCTACTACCCTCCATCGATTGTCGATGCAGGCACTTCGTGGTTGGGTGACAACTTTGACAGCGTGCTGTTGTACGGTTCGCTGGTCGAGGCTTACACCTACATGAAGGGTGAAACCGATTTGATGCAGCTCTACGACGGCAAGTTCAAAGAAGCCATGATGCTGGCCAAACGTCTGGGTGATGGGCTTGAGCGTTCTGACGCTTACAGAAACGGTCAGTTCCGTGCACCGCCCCTACCGCAAAACAACGGGGTGACCTGATATGGCAATTCTACAAACCGCAACCACATCGTTCAAAGTGGAGCTGCCCCAAGGCATCCACAATTTTGGCCCCACATCGCCCGACACGTTCAAGATCGCGCTGTACACGGCTGCCGCCGATCTCGGTTATGCCACTGCGGTGTACACCACATCGGGCGAAGTCGTTGGTGCTGGCTATACGGCGGGTGGTAACACGTTGACCATCACGGTGACTCCGGTGGCAGCCAACAACTTTGCAGGTACGCCAACGGCCTACTTCAGCTTTGCCAACACCTCTTGGACGAGCGCCACATTCACGGCTCGCGCAGCACTGATCTACAACAGCACCGAGGGCAATAAGTCCGTGGCTGTTCTGGACTTCGGCGCTGACAAGACCGTGAGCAACGACACCTTCCAAATCATTTTCCCAACTGCCGATGCCAACAGCGCCATCGTGCGTATTTCGTAAGGACACATCATGGAACACAGCAAAGCCTCGGACAGCGTTACAGCGGGCCTGATCACTCAACGCGCAGGCACTGAGCGTGTTGGTGCTGGCGGCGTGTTTACCGTCACTTGCGTTGGCGCAGACGGCAAAGAGAAGTGGTCTGACACCTTCCATAACCTCGTGGTCAACCAAGGCCTGCAAGACATGAACAGCAAGTACTTTGTTGGTTCTGGCTACACGGCTGCTTGGTTCTTGGGCTTGATTCAAGGTCCCGGCTCCGGTACATCGTTTGCCGCTGGCGATACCCTTGCTACACACGCAGGCTGGACAGAGCTGGTTCCCGGCACCGCATACACCGGTAACCGCAAAGCAGTGACATTTGGCACGGCCACCACGGCTGACCCATCGGTGATCTCCAACTCCGCATCCCCTGCTTCGTTTGCCATGTTGGTGAACAGCACTGTGGTTGCAGGCGCATTGCTGGCCAGCGTGAACAGCGGCACATCCGGCATCTTGTTCTCGGCTGGTGACTTTACTGGCGGCGACAAGACTGTGGACAACGGCGATACGCTGAATGTGACCTATTCCTTCTCGCTCGACGCAGCCTGATAGGACGTGCGGTGTTTGGTGATGTCACTTTTGCCCAAGCACCTTTCGCCTCTTTAGGCGGGAATACGTTTTCCGTCTCCGCTTCGGATACGGCCACAGCCACTGCAACTTTTGCAGACGCTGGCGTCATCCGGGGCGGCATCATGGCGGAGTTCTCCGCAGCCCAAGAAACCCAGTTCGTCATCGCCACAATGCTGGCTACGCAGGCAGAAACAGCCACCACAGCAGAAACCCAGTCGGTGATTGCAAACATGGTTGCCAGCGCCTTGGAGCAGGCCGGGGCCACCGACGCGCAGACGGCTATCGGCACATTCTTGGCTTCTCGGGCGGAAAGCGCTTCAGCCGCAGATGCACAGTCGGTCATTGGTACGTTCGCAGCAGCGCAAGCTGAGACGGCTACCGGTACAGATTCCTCAAACCGAGGCTTGCTGATCTCTGTAGCCATCGCAGAGAGCGCCACGGGCACGGCAACCCAAGTGGCTCAGATCAGCGTGAATGCGTCGATTGCAGAGGTTGTCAGCGCCCTGAGCACTCTGGGTGTCATCAAGACTGCCAACGTATACCCAACGGGCGTGCAGCTCACCATCAGCATTGGTGGGGCGCTGGTTTGGGCCACAATCGACGACAACCAGACTCCCGACTGGCAAAATATCGCCAACGCCCAAGGTAGTGGGTGGACTTCGGTATTGGACGCTCAGGCACCCGGCTGGGCTGCAATCACAAATACCCAAGGCAGTGGCTGGGTTGTCATCAACGATGTGCAGTCCCCCGGCTGGACTCAGCTACCGTCGTAAGGATTCAAAATGGCATTGGCACTCAAAGATCGCGTCAAGGAAACAACCACAACAGCGGGCACAGGCACGGTGACGTTGGCTGGCGCAGCCGCAGGGTTCCAGTCCTTCGCGGCTGTTGGTGATGGCAACCAGACCTTCTACGCCATCGTAGACGCTACAACAGGCGATTGGGAAGTCGGCGTTGGAACCTACACTGCCTCCGGTACAACTCTGTCCCGGACCACTGTGGTGTCGTCCAGCAATGCAGGATCGCTGGTGCCCTTTGGCGCTGGCTCCAAAGACGTGTTTGTCACTTACCCCTCATCTCGTGCAGTGTATCTGGACGCAGCAGGCTCTGCCGTCACAACGCTCGACATTGGCACTTTGGGTACGAGCACGGCCAACATCACCACGGCCAACATTACAGCGGGCACGATCACCACGCCCCCAACCAATAACACGGACATCGTCAACAAGGAATATGCCGACGCCATTGCATCTGGCATTCACTTCCATGAGGCAGTGGGGTATGCAACCACGGCAGCACTGCCTGCGGTCACGTACAGCAACGGCACGGGCGGTGTGGGAGCCACGCTTACCGCAAACGCCAACGGCGCTCTGACAATCGACGGCTACACGTTTACTTCGCCTGCGGACAATGGCACGCGTATCCTCATCAAGAATCAAGCCAACGGTGCTCAGAATGGCGTTTACACGCTGACTCAAGCTGGCAACTCTTCTCCCGGTGCGCCTTTCATCCTGACCCGATCAACGGATATGGATTCTGTTGGAACAGGTGTCGATCAGATTGATGAGGGTGACTTCTTCTTGGTGACCAGCGGCACGGCCAACGTCAACACCGCTTGGGTGCAGCAGACACCACCCCCGATCACCATTGGCACAACGGCGATTGTCTTCCAGCAGTTCTCTGCGCCGATCACTTACACGGCAGGCACAGGCCTGAGCGAGTCACCGTCCTACACGTTCAACATTGCCAACATCGGCACTGCGGGCACATACGGCTCCGCATCGTCGGTCCCCGTGATCACCACGAACGCACAGGGTCAGGTTACAGGCGTAACACCAACGGCCATTGCCATCTCAGGCGCAGCGGTCACGGGCAACATCTCGGGCTCTGCTGGCTCGGTGGCCAACGCTCTGACGGCAGGCAGCTTCCTGACTTCTGGCGGCACGTACAACGGTTCCGCTGCTCGCACCTTTGCTGTGGATGCTACAGATGCCAACACCGCTTCCAAGGTTGTTGCGCGTGACGCATCGGGCAACTTCAGTGCAGGGACCATCACAGCCACACTGAGCGGTGCAGCAACAAGCGCAACCACAGCGACCAACCTTGCAGGCGGCGCAGCCAACCGGATCGCGTTTCAGACAGGGGCGGGGGCCACATCGTTTGCTGTCGCACCCTCGGCATCGAACCAAGTCCTAAACTGGAACGGCTCTGCGTTTACATGGTCTGCCGGAACAATCTCTGGCATCCCGCTGGGCAGTAACCTGAACACCCTGACGTTCGGCACCTTCCTGACCGGCACGAGCTACAACGGCTCCAGCGCGGTCACGATTGCCACCAATGCCACATCGGCTAACACAGTTTCCACACTTGTGGCCCGAGATGCCTCGGGTAACTTCAGTGCTGGCACGATCACTGCCAGCTTGAGCGGAAA